TCAGCAATGCCATATTCCACTGCTTCCTCAGCATTTAGCCACACATCTTGTGGTGGAAGTAATACTTCACGAATCTTCTTTTCAGAAAGTCCAGTACATTTTTTATAGTGCGTAATCATACGATCTGTTGACATTTCGAACTCACGTACAACTGCAAATAGTTCGTGTTCCTTACCACGTGATCCCCAACTATATTGGTGTGATAGAATAGAAGTATTAGGAGTAATAATTCTGTGTCCTTTTTGCCCTGCCATAAATGTAAGCACACCACATGATGCAATCATTCCTAACCCTACAGTTCTGACAGGAATAGCAGATCCTTTCATAACATCAATAAGAGCAAAAGCCGCATGTACTGCGCCGCCTGGACTGTTAATCATAAGTGTTAAATGCTTTGGTCGCTGTTTCTTTGGTAGCATGTTTTTCTCGAGAATAAAGCGAATTGCTACCGCACATGATTCCTCGTTAAATCCAGTCATAAACATATGTATATGGTTGTCATATAGTGGGTCACCTGATAATGGTTGACCTCTTGATCCAACTGGCGGGCCCGCTGGGCCACTCTTGTCTTCGTTAACTTCTTCTTGTGTTTGTACTTTTGCTTTTGCTTTTTTGGCTGCCATTCTATTGCTCCTTAATCGAATAGTTCGTTAAACGCTTTACTTGCGCTGTATTTTTCTTTTACAACAGGTTGCTCCATTCCCATAGGTTCTATACCCATCTCGTCTGCCATTGCTTCAGAGGTATGTGTGCCTTGTATTCTTGCAAACCATTTGCTATATTTTTCAATTTCTGCTATAGCATTGTTATAATCTTTATGTTTAAATACGTCATTTACGACATCAGTAAACGTTGCTCCATTAGGAGCAACAAGTGCGGACGGATAAATTCCACTGTCGTAACACTCATTTGCTTTTTGTGTTGCTAGTATATGCATGTAGACATTATGTCCCATTTGTAGTGCATAACTAAAACTATCCCAACTCGTTCTCCCCTCCTTTCCTATTTTATTTAAATCACCAGGACCATACGGACAAACATCTTTCATTTCAAGTAGTTCACTAATCACACTTGGTTCCCATTTAGCATCAGGATAATGTATGTTGTAATCAAAAACTCTCGTATCCGTTGAATATTTTTTATCATCAATAGCCTTGATCATTTTATAAGTCCAATTACCTTTACGTAAATGTTCTGTATGTATACTAGTATATATCGTTCCGTAAGCAGTTGCTAAAAAAGGCGATGCACAATCATACGACAATGTGATATTAGGATTTACTGTTTCTCGTAAATTGCGTTGAAAGCAAGTTAATACAATACTCCATAATAGTTCGCCAGTTCCTAAGTAATGCATCCATTCTGTTTTTTCTAATAGGCCATCCTCTCTCATTCTAATTATACGCCGTAATGCTATTTCAACATCACGTTTGTTAATAGAACTTAATGCCCAACCTTCAAAGTCTGCCTTCTCTCCAGTGCTATACGGCTTTACTGCGTCATACCATTCTTCACATTGAGCCCAATTATTACCTTGTAATACGTTAAGAAACTTTGTAGCACCTGGCTCTCTTGCTTGGGCAAAGAACTCATTATTAATAAGAGTTCCTTGTAAACACTTTTGCCAAGTATCAATACCATGTTTATCAGCATGAGCAACACTAAAAGTAGGCAAATCTAATACCATAGAGTAATCAAATGTGCCTTCTAAAAATCGCAAAACTGTTTCACGAAGTTTGTCAGTCTTTTGATCTACGCCATACGGTTCTAACCATTGTCCTTCCCAAACTCCCTTAGAGATTTGGAATCCACCACTGTCACCAACGAGAACATTGTTTGGAAATGAGTCTCTGTTTCTTACCATATCTTCCTTAGGAACGAACTTTTCCAGATCCATATTAGCATGTCCTGCAGAATATAGTGCCCACGGATACTTAAAGTATCCTTCGTCCATATTAAGAAAGTTTAGTCCCTCTATGCCGTTGGTAAACCTAGACGGAATTCTATCAGTAGGAACAAATTCCTCATATCTTTGTTTCCCTACGTATGCGGAATAGAAAGAACTAATCGCTGGCAAGTATGTTGCGTAATCTTTCTGCGTATCCCTAAAATCAGATCTCATTACTTACTCTGTGCTGGAAGGATATATTTGTATTTTGCTAATCCGCTATCTACAGTAATCTGCATTGCGCCCTTGTCGCTTAGAGACATGACTTTGTCACCAGTTAGGTTCAGTATTTTTTGTACAAACTGAACTGGCCACGACCAACTACCTTTAAGTGCAGTGCCTACGCTGGACTCAAATGTAAATTGTCCTGCGTGTGTGCTGTGGTCACCAAATTCAAATACCAAGTTTTTGCTATCAGTTTTGACAGTAAACACATCTTCTTCTGAGTTTACTTGTGCTTGCCAAGCAAACTTTTGAATGGAATGTACGGATGGTTCAAACTCAATATCCCATTCCGATAACTTAAACTTAGCACTTTTTAGTTTGTTTTCAATGATTTCCGCGTTCATAAATCTATAGTCGTTCTGGAAATCTCCTTCCTTAGTCTCAAAATGAATACCTGTTGGTATTACTACGCCATTACGTTCTTGCTGATTGATCTCTAACTTTGCTTCTTCTTTGTAAGCAGGAATCTTTAGCAGGGTATCTAGTTTATTTAGATTAGGCATACCGAATGTTCCAATAAATTCAGCAATAGGATCATGTGTATCAGCAACCATAACAACTGCTCTACCTTCCTCCATTGATTCAATCACAGTGCCTTCTTCAGTACCAGATACTTTTACAATATCTAAGAAGCCTAAAGAATGTGTGTGGCTAATAACGTCTGTTAAAATGTCTTTCATATATTACTCCTAAGTAATTGATTATTATATAATATTTTGTGTGTTTTGTCAAGGCAACGGCTCTTGAGCAACATTTTTAAGGTATCCAAGACTTGGAGTGTCCTTAATACCTTGTGGTAGTTCGCCAGGTTTTTGTATGACTGCCCAACTAGTTCTAAATTGGTAATGGCCATCTGATACTAAATCAAACCCATTTTTATTTGCCAATCCTTCTAATAGTTCTTTAGTCATATAGCAATAATAGTTACTCTCAAATTGTTCTGCTATTTTTGCTTGCAAACAATCTGCGTAACTGATAAACACTATTCCGCCAGGCAACAGTAAGTTGTAAATGCTGGCAAAGTACTTGTCTATCATATCGTAGGGCAGGTATTCGAAGTAGTTCCAACTAAAAACAAATGAAAATGTTTCCTGTGGTAATTGGCCAAAATTAGCATCTTCGTACTGATATACTCTAACTCTTCTTTTATAAACTTCTTGAAATTGAGCAGTCACTTCTTCAACAACATCTAAATCCTTACTTGCAATGAAAAAAGGATCCATGCCAGTCATATGTTTAGTCCATATATCACTACGCGGAGTTATTTCCAAACCAGGAAATTGAAAATTAATTTGCTTTTTAATGTTAGTTAAAACTAATGATTTTAATTCATCGTCCCAATGATTATCGTCTATTTTCTTTAATTTTCCATATTTTTTTACTTCATAATTATCATAACTGCGAGAAAGATTCTTTGGTTGAACATTTGAATAAAACTCTTGTTGTAGTTTTTCGTTTCCTGCATCAAGTTCTTGTTCTAATTCTACAATACTGTTTTCAAAAAGATCAAAAACATTAGTATCTAAATCAATCTTACTCTTCTTAAGAAATTGTTTAATATCTTTGTAGTTTTTTCTAATATCATCTGTATTGATGTTATCGAACAACGCTTTTTCTTTAATATAATCTTTTAGTTTCATAATTCAAATAAATCATCAAACGTGCTTCTGGAGGTGCCTTGCCGCAAATCCCAGTTAAGAACATTCAATAAATTTCCTACTTTTTTGTCAATAATTGCTTCTTCCATTGCTGTGTGATCAAACGGAAGATCTTTGAACCACTGTGGTAGCCGTTGCTCATCAATAGGATACGCAACGCTTGTCATATTTAACGGATTGTTTCTAAGTTTGCAAACAATTGTCTTTTGACCGTCCATAATCTGCATACTGTACTTGTCGCCGTTCATAACTCGTAATGTATTCCAGTTCATTGCCGCCCTAACGTGCCCGGGCATGTTTGCCTTGCCTTGTCGTTCTTCTTTTTTTGTGTACATTGTTAAATTATTCACACGCTTCGGAGTACCTTTATCCCAGCCAGGCTTGTCGGCAAATTCATATTTAAACTCTTTAATTTTAGCAATCACTTCTGATTCCTGCACTCCTGTAAGCACATCAAGCAATAATATATTTAGAAAATCTTGCATAAACACTGGAGTATCTGATCTCTTAAGATCCATACCCATTGCTTTTACCTTACCAGGGCCATCTTGGTCTGTGCGTTTGCCTTCTAAATCATATATAAGTGCCGCGTAACGTTTTTTAGTAATATACAATCCGCTACTTGCAACAATTTCCCTGCCGCATACAATAATCTCACCTAATTCATTGTTACAATTAAATGTTTGGTTCATAAACGCAGGAAAACTTTTGTTAACCTCGTCTGCTACTTTGTCGTACAACTCGATAACCGCTTCTTTATCCCACGGAATATTTCCATTGTCTATATCTTCTTTGAGAACATTATAAGCAGAAAAATAACAAGAGTCAGTATCGCCATATATTATAGAGTCTCCTTCGTAGTCGTACTGGCCTGTTATAATTTTATTAATATAACTCGCCATATGCTTAGTAATAGTTCTACCAGATAGCGTAGTGCTTTGCCCTAGTCTCTTATCAGAGAACCTACAGTAAGGATTAAGTAACGCACCATATAAACTGTTTAGATTAATTTTCTTAACAAGTTGCCTTTTATCCCAAAAAGCAATCTCTTCTGGAGTCTTTGCTTCTCTTAGTTTGCCTTGCATGACTTTACGTTCTGCATACCACTTCTCCAGTAATCCTGGAATAATACCTTTCTTGTCGTTTCTAAACAATGTTCCGTTTGCTGTGAGGATAATCTTATTATCGCTATTAAATACCATCTTGTGGACATCAAAAGCAGTCATTACTTCTATTTTACCATCTTCCCAGTCGACTGTAATCTCTACATTCTTTTCCCGACCCATTACTGCTTCGTACTCAAACGATCCAAATAGTCCTTCCCAACTGTCAGCGTGAGATTTACCATTATCTATAATAGTTTTAATATGGTTTAATGTCATTGTAGGACGTAGTTGCCCAATAATAGTTTCGGGACTCATATTAAGTGCTCTTAAAGCAGACGGATACAGAGAGTTAATATCTACAGATCCGATCCATTTATGTAGTCCTTTGCGAGGTTTAGCAACCCAAGCACCTGCCGCTGATGTTGCTTTTTCACTATCTCTGTCTGGCTTATTAGGAACAATAAGTCCTTGGGCGTGGGCGTCATTAATAATAGCCTGTTCTGTTAACGCAACTGCTCCCATTGTTGTAGGAAGAAGCACTGTGTTTTCATGTGCCAACACATTAGCGAGGTCAATAAACTTTAGTTTCTCATCCATACGCACAATAAGCATAACGTCTTGCCTGTTGTATTCAATAAATTTCTCAAAGTCTCTGTTATACAATTGGTCAAGTGTGCCTTCGTATGGAATTTTTCTGTCGTTTAGTTCATATTCGGATACAGTATCAAGCGAATAGGAATGCATTTCATGATATGTATACTTGCGATATAGTTCTAAATAATCTAAATGTACTCTGCCATGTAATTGATATCCTTCCTGCTTACCTCCAAACTTCTCATATTCGTATTTTTTAGGATGCAAGTTCCATAAGCAATACCGTCGAGTGTCATCTCTGCTTAACACCTTAGTAGTTCTATTAATTAAGTATGGTAAGTCATACCCTTCACTGTTCCAACCAGTGATAATATCAGAGTCTTGTATAAGATCAAGAAATGTTTCAAGTAATTTCTTTTCATCTTTATAGTCAAAGATGAAAGTGTTATCAAAGTTTTTACCAATACTGTTGCCAATATCTTCGGGCATACCTTTAGGGCGTAACGCAAGTGTTATTAATTGTTCCAATTGAGACAAATAAACAGTAATAGCAGTAACAGGCGCAGTAGGATCGCTTGGCTCACTAAATCCTTTTTCCGGATCAAAGTCTGCCTCGATGTCAACATAACAAATATTTAACTGAGGGGATTCCGCTCCAATGTAGTTTTCAGAAAGACATCTAAATATTGGATTAATATCACTCTCATAAACCTTATTACCGCGGTTTATTTTAAGTTCTCTAGAGAACTCTTTTTTGCTTTTAGTGTGAAATCGATTTACAGGAAAGCCGTGTATAGTTTGAAATTTGCCGCGGGGGTCATCGAAATAAAAAACATATTCTACTGGAAATTCTTTATAGATGCGTTGCCCGTCGACTCGCTCAGCGACATGTATTTTGTCATGATCTCTGTCTAGGTAAGCGTCTACATACATATAATATATTATAACAGAAAACTTGTAATTTTACAAGTATTTTAACTTTCCTTCTACTATTTCTTTTGCAACAATATTTGTGGGTTTATTTTGTATTTTACTTTGAGACAGTAAGTCGTATACTTTTGTGCTAATGTTCTCAAGTTTTTCTTTTACAAGTGGATGATCCCATTCAGTTTTGAGACTGGCCGTTATATCATGTGATATATTATATGAAGAACATACTTGTACTATTCCTCCACAGTTTGCCAAATAATCAGGAACATATAATATTTTGCGATCTTTTAATATTTGTGATGCATCGCCGAGTAACTGATTGTTTGCTCCGCCGCATATTATTTTTGCTCTTGTCTCGCTCGCAAATTGTTCAGTGATCATACCGCCTGTAGCACAAGGAGCATATATATCAACTGGAAGTTGGTTAATTTCTTCTATACTATCACACCATTGCAGACGAGACGGACTCATGCCATTAAATTTCAATTTATTGAAACGCTCTTTTGCTTTATCATAGTTCTGCTTGTCAATGTCGTACGCATAAACTGTAAGGCCAGGTTGCAGTGATGTTAGAAAGTGCGCTAAACGACTTCCTACCTTTCCTAAACCAATTATTGCTACAGATCGGTTCAATAATGCATATTCAGCGGTTGTGGCGTTCTTGCGACCAGCGTAGTAGTCAAATGCTCCAGTTATTGAATTATATACTCCATAAGCAGTTGCCCATCCTGAGTCTTTACCACGATAACCTAAAGCATATTGGGTATGCTTATGTAACTCTAACAAGTCATCTTGCGTAGTTCCTATGTCGCCAGCAGTATAGTAAATGCCGTTTAAACGATCCAATGCTTCAGCAAATGATTTCCAAAACTCCGGACTTTTTTTACCTGCTCTTGAATTAATGGTGGTTTTTCCGCCACCATAATGTAATCCTGCAAGTGTATTTTTATACGTCATTTGCTTCGATAAACGCAACGCATCGTAGCGTTGTTCATCAAAGTCTTTATATTCCATATAACGGCAACCGCCGATAGCAGGACCTAACTGTGTGCTGTGAATGGCTATACATGCATCTAATCCGGTAGTGGAGTCAGTAGCACGTACTACTCGTTCGTATCCGCCAATTGCGTAGTCAGTTAATTTAATCACTAGATAACCCTAGGGTTACGTTTAGAGTGTTTTACCAACCGACTCTAAGATGCCTTCTAATTCACCAATATCAGTAAGTTGTTCTTGCCAGTTAGATTTATATGCTGTACGAATCGCTTTGTTTAATACAGATGGCTTTACGCTCATTTCTTCTGCGATTGCTTTTACTGTATCTCTCAAACCTTCTTTAAGATCGTCTACCTCTTGCATTACACGAGTTCCCTCGTTGACTAGTTGTGATAAACGTGCTTTTTCTTCGGGTGTGTAAACTCCTCCTGCCATTTTATGCCTCCGCCTTTTTGGTTGTTTTCTTTGCAGTCTTTTTTGCTACTTTCTTAGTAGTTTTTTCTTTTGCTGGTTTGGTTTCTTTTAATAAACTAGCAATTGATTTTTCAATTTTAGCAAGCCGATCATGGACTGCCATCATTTCTCTTTTAAGATTCATCGAGTTTTTCCTTTTTTATTATGTGACTAATACCGTTTACATCTATGTATATTCCGCTTGTAAGTTTTATGTTTTTATTATCACCACTAAACTTACCTATTTCCTTCTCACCGCTTGGAAAATGTTTGGTTCCTTCTTCAAATAATCCATCAGTAAATTCACCGTCTAAGAGAGTCTCTCTAGTCAATTCGTCAAACATAATCATTTTTCCATATCCGTTAATAACATCGTTTTCGAATTGTCCCTCGTATATTGTTCCGTCTAACATTTCATATACGTATACGCCGTTTTTTGGCTCTGGTTCTACTGGATGTATTTCTATCCATCCATCTTCTTTGTGGAAAATTGAAATTATGTCGTTTGCGTCTACTGTAAAAAACCATTCAGCATTGCTTCCTATCTCGGTGGACATAATCGCGTGGGAAAAATTATTTTGTAGTATTTCGGTTATATTCTTAGTAACGCCACTTACAATATATTGAGTCCGGCCATCTTTTGCTAGTATTTTTGAATTATTTAAATGTATTTCTTTTACTCCAAGAGTTTTTTGATCAGAACAGGAAATACTTACGTAGCTTTTATCGTCACCGTCGATTTGCAAACCCTTATAACAAAGTGTTTCTTCGTCATCTTGTAAAACTCCATAGTCTATAATTTTACCATTGAGTTTAATCTTATACCAAGTATTAGAGTTGGGTTCTTGTTGTAATTTTATTTTTAACATTATATTTCAAACACCGCCTCGTAGTAAATATCATCAGATGACTTAAACGGTATATGAACATCATTTGCTGTAATAGCGTGTAATTGTATTTCTGCTAGAGCCACTTTAATATTTTCTATAACTAGATTGTGTTTTCCCTGCTCTAAGTTCACCTGAACCTTCTCGTCTAAGTAATTTCCATCTTGTTTTTTAGGCGTTACGGCTCTTTCACTAATAAGCAGACCGTCTAACCAGATACGAACAACTGGGGGTTTAAAATCCCATTCGCTATCGATATAAAAGTGTAGTTCTGTAAGTTCTGACATATAATGTATATATTATATATTCGAATTTGTTTTTTGTCAATGGTTATCTGGCATTTAATGCGGGAATGGCAATCTTTTCGATCCATGCGTCTCTGTCCATATCATGACTGCCTGGAGTGCCTAAACTATCAAAATCTACAGCATCAACAATACGATCTGCGTTTATGTTTGAGACGCTTTTTAGGGCTCTGCCTTTTAGTGTTGCTCGCATAATAGGATCTTGTGCTGGATCTTCGTCCCATATTGTATTGTCCGGATCTATAGTAAGTCTTACAATAGATATTGGTGTTTGTTTATGGTCAAAACGCATCTTACTTGCCCAGTTAATAGCATCTTCTGGATTGTCAAATGCAAATACGCCGGCATCTTCGTTATAACGTGAACCGCCTGGACCTTTTACCCAGTTACTTGGATGGAACTGCTCTAAACCTTTCTTTTTAATGTTGTCTACATTCTTTGTGAAAGTAACGTGAAAAAGAAAGTCTGGTAAGTCTGATAATCCTTCGTAAATATCTTTAACATACTCGGTATAAGATAGACTAGGCTGATAACCAATCTTATATTTGTTTCCGCCTTTATGCTTCTTAGTGCCACTGTTATGGTTTTTAAGCAAAGAAGAACCGACGACTTGACTCATTTTCATATTAGTATTTATACTCATAATACTATTGACTTATTTTACGATAGCATATATAATATATGTTATGAGAATTGAAACAGATGTTAAGTTAGATTTTAAAGATGTGCTTATTCGTCCCAAGCGTTCAACGCTAGGATCCCGCAAAGAAGTAAGTTTAAACAGAGAGTTTAGATACAGAAACAGTGATTGGAGGTATAGTACTATTCCAATTATGGCATCCAATATGGATGGCGTTGGTACGTTTACTATGGCCGACAAACTTACAGAGTTAAACTTGTTTACGTGTCTTGTAAAAACTTATAATACAAAAGAACTTATTGATTACTTTAAAGACGCACATTATAAAAAACTTAATACTGTAGCGATGAGTATTGGAATTACGGATAGTGATTTTGAAAAGTGGCGTGAAGTTAGAAAAAATACAGAAGTGCGTTATGTGTGCATTGACGTAGCAAACGGATATTCAGAACGCTTTAGTGAGTTTGTAAAGAAGTTTCGAGATGAATATCCACGCACAACAATTATTGCCGGCAACGTAGTGACCGGAGAAATGACAGAGGAGTTAATATTAAATGGAGCGGATATCGTTAAAGTTGGAATCGGTCCTGGTAGCGTATGTACTACTAGGCTCCAAACTGGGGTTGGCTATCCTCAGTTGTCTGCTGTTATTGAATGTGCAGACGCGGCTCATGGGCTTGGTGGGCATATTATTGCTGATGGGGGATGTACTAACCCTGGTGATATTGCGAAGGCGTTCGCAGGAGGTGCTGACTTTGTGATGCTTGGTGGTATGCTTGCTGGACACGATGAAGGAGAAGGCAATATTATTACCAAGCAATACGCAACGAATGAACTCTCTAGTAAGAGCAGGCTGGTAGGCAGTCAATCGTTCGTAACAGAAGAAAAAAAGTTTGTACAGTTTTATGGTATGAGTAGCACTGCCGCTAATAAAAAACACTTTGGTGGATTAAAAGAATACAGATCTTCTGAAGGAAGGGAAGTACTAGTTCCGTATCGTGGTGCGGTTGCTAATACAATTCAAGATATTTTAGGTGGAGTGAGAAGTACATGTACTTACGCTGGTGCTAACAAACTTAAACAGTTATCTAAATGTACCACCTTTGTACGTTGCACACAAACACATAACGGAATATACGAAAAGAATACTATTGGCAATTAAGCAAGATCATTGCCAAAAATATTATCTGTGATCCACCCATAGAGTGGAGTTTTAAATACTAGTTTCCATTTACCATTTTGGCTTAAACAAGAACTATTTGGTATATGATGAATTAATCTGCTTTTATGAATGTGTTCCGACACATTTTCTATTACTACATTATCAACACCGTTGTATGTAAATTTAGGAATATAAATCTCACCTTCTACATAAAGATTTTTATTGTTTGCATGTTTGGCTATAAAATAAAGATTATCAGTAGTATCGTAATATAACTTATTGCCTTTAATAACATAACCATCATCAGTTATTAAACAACCGTTGAATTCAGTATATTCTTCTGTCTCGTTATTAAACACCTTAGGATTATTGCCCACTACTTTATCATGTCTGTAATTTAAAAGTCTATAGTTTTTATTGTTATTATTAACTTCATACGGGAATATATCCACAGAGAAATTATCATTGTTTAATTGTTCAAAGATATAATTGATATTTTGCGTACAATCTAAATATGTATGCCCTCTACGATGTATTAAATCGCAGACATCCACTTCACATAAACTAACATAGTCTATATCAATACCAAATGGTCCCTCATCATAATCACTCGAGTAATCAGCACCAAGGTGTTCGATAACCAAAGTATATTCATTTTCTGTAGTATCTTCTATATCAACAGTTGACTTAAAATGATAACCTTCTTCTGGAATTCCAGTTTGAACATCATGTTCGATAAGAGTGTTATACATCATATCGCCATTTGGTATATTACCGTAGCGATCAATGATGTAAAATTTCCAGGTTGGAATTTTTTTAGAAGTGCAATTGTAAGTTACACCAATCGACAATGTGAATGGCATGTTATTGTAAAAGTTCTTCTAAAAGCCAAAGATAAAACGGACATTTAAATTCAATACTATAATTACTTTTATGAACATTTAAATATGTGGTAGACGAAGTCCATATACATTTTCCGTCTATTACAGCAATCTCATTCATCATATCATTATTTCTAAGATATTCTATAAATCCGTGTGTTTCTATTTCAGATTCAGGACATATTTCTGCTACTGTTACGCCGTTATCCCACAATACGGATTCAATTGAAATTTCATCAATTTCAATGTCGACAATATAAAAACCATAATCTTCCTTGCCGCCAGTAAAACGATTAGTTTTAAGTAGATCCCAAACATCTTGCATGTCAGACTCGTATATAACTTTTATAGTATGGATGTCTTCCTTATCATCGTCTACTTCGATGTCATATTCTTTAATGGATATCTTTTTTCCGTCTTGCCAGACTGTTGTGTGATTTGAAGGATTGTCTAATTCAACGTTTTCTTCTAATACCGTGTCGTTTAGCATTATAGTGCAACGCGGAAATGGTAAATTTCCGTTTAAATCGTCAGTTAGTTTGAAGTATATTTTAAGTGGGATTGTTTCTAAACTCATTGTATTATATGTGTTATTGATTATTTATGAGTATACGGATATGTACTCAAAAAAAAAGACATAGCTTGTGACTATGTCTTTTTTGTGGTATAAAATTATTAATTATTCACCAATGCCTAGACCATCATACCATTCGTTAAAGTTGCCTGCGTATGCAAGAACAACAACACTACCTAGTTTTACTAGTCCGCCATCTTCCCATGGATTTGCTGTGTAATATTGCTGTGAACCACCGCCAATATTCAAATCTGTAGTAACAGTTCCGGAACTTGTAGTTGTGCCGTCAGCAATGTTAGCTGCCGCAGCTGCTGTTAAAGGATTATATATTGTAACAGCATGACTTAAAAAATCATTAGTTTCATCATGTGAAACGTCGTCAACAATAATATTTTCAAGTTCTCCGTCTGGATTTAAATTCTCATCTTCGCCGCCAGAGTGGCAAATTTCGAATTTAATTGTGTGTGGTCCTGAACCAGCACTGTCGTCATTAATTGATGTTATTGCTACAGATAATGGATTTGAATCAGGTTGTACTTCATTTACACCCAACTCGCCTTGGATAAGAACGTCATCTTTGTATACTTTGATGGCGTAATCTTCTGTAGAGGATTCATATTTTTTAAAATTAAAAGCAATCGTGCTCATGATTATTTTCCTATTGTTTTCGCGAAAACCAATTCTGATTAAACTGGCTATAGGTAATATTTATCTAAATCTTAGATAATAATGTATGGTCACCATTGAAATGCCAAAAACCAGTGTGTTGCAGATCTATAGACTTATCTACCCATACTTTGAGACCTGCGTGTTGAACACTTCTGCAAAAACTATAGTCTTCTGTTAAATATTGACCTGTTTCATCCACAGTACAGTTAAAAAAGTCGTATTGAAAGCTTGTTTCGTCGCCTAATCCAATGTCATCATGATACTTAGTAGCACCTGCTTCGATTAATTTCTCAAATACTTGGCGTTTAATAAGCATAAATCCAGTGCCGGCACTATCTGCTTCTACTAAATCGTCTCTACGCTCGCCATTCTTTTTAACATTTACTACGTACTTGGGTGGAATAATCTTTTGCGGATATACACCACACGCGACATCAACATCGTGTGTTACTAACTTAACCACATCCTCTGGTGCCCAGCCAATATCTGCGTCTACAAACATTAGATGACTGCCGTTACCCATAAGAAATTTAGCGGCGCAACTATTACGCCCACGATTAATATTGCTTTCGTTGCTTAAAGTGTCTATTTGGAATGCTAATTTATTCTGCATACCAAACACTGTCCACTTAATATAACTTTGGAAGCAAGACTCGCTTATTTGACCACCATAACAAGGCGTACAAAAGTGTATATTGATATTCATATTACATATAATTCCACATCAGGTGTTCTATTTAGTTTATAGCCATCTATGTTAATTGTCAATGTTTCTCCCAATACCATTTGACGCAATAGTAAACCCACAGCAGGACTATGCATAAGCCCGCGCCCTGTAAATCCTGTAGCAAAGTATACATTATCAACATGGTCAATGATAGCATTATTGTCTATAGTGCTACTGTCATAATACCCTGCCCATGCTCCGTCCATTTTAGCGGCGTCAAATACATTGGGAAATCTATGGTATAAGTGTGCCCATACATCGTCCCAACTATTATAGTCCGGATCTAAATCAACACCGTCCCAATCACCGTTGCCATCATAACCAACAATGTAACTATTACCCTCTGGGCGTAAGTATATGCCAGTAATAAGATCTGCTACTAGTGGCAGGTTTGGTATGTGTGGTGCTTGTGTGCTAACATTATACACTGTATGCTTGTGACCTTTGACCGGTATGTTAATGTTAAACGCATTGCCCACAGCATTACTCCAGCATCCACTGGCGATTACAATAGCGTCTGCATCGTTATGATTAGCAGTTATGCCATCCTCAAAAACTACTTTAACGCCGTTTATTTGTGCTTCGCTACGAAACCAATTGTGTAATGTTACTGGATCTACCCATCCTTCACTATCGTCTGTTGTAATACAACCTCTATATACATCATCTACATTTAACTGTGGAAATAACTTTAGCAGTTCGTTAGGTTCTAAACTTTGCGTATTAGCACCACAAGCGTTCTGCATCGCAATGCTTTTATCGTGATCGTCTCGTTGATTATCGTTAAACAACATGAGATAACCATTGGGTGTAAAGCCTACGTTTGTTTGTGTCTTTATAAAGTCTATTGCGTAGCGGCTTAACTCTACGTTTGTTTGTGTGAAAAACTGGTGTCGCAGTCCACCGCAACTTCTTGCAAAACTACTTTCACTATATTGTTTGTCTCGTTCAAATACTGTTACGCTTGCGTCTTTTGCTAAATGGTATGCTGTGCTCATACCTATTATGCCGCCGCCTATAACGTGTATGTTCATTTTAGTGTTATTTCTACAACGAGATCCTTGTCGCCCTTAATTATTCTATGATGGCGATTTTTGGGTATTACATAAAGGTTACCGTGCTCTAGAACAACAGGAAGTTGATTGTCTAACTGTAACTTCCAGTTAGATCCTTGTAATACACGAACTTCGCGTTCTTCACGATCACGATGCCAGCATAGTTCTTCGCTGTCTGTATCGTGTTTGAACGTTCTGTATATTGTGTATGGATTTGTATATTTTTGAGTGTATGGTTTTACCACCACTGTCCACCTTTAATACCTAGTGACTTATATCTTGGTAGTCTGCAACTCCAATAACTTGCTGTAGTTTTGTCGTTACGATTTTTGCAATCATGTCTTGCTACAAAGTTACGAACGCGCTCAGGGTCGTCTGTTTTTACACTCATGCCCTTTGCACCAAAAGAAACTTTTTTAATATTGCCAGTCTTTGGATTTTTAACGTATACATAAAACTTTTTAGAACCACCTCTTTTTGGCTTATTAAGTTCTACATTTTTACCGCGATAATCTGCTTCACTTAGTGATTTATTCTTTTCATAGCAATCACAATGTTCGCAGTCTGGCCCACATTCACATTCTGTTACAGGTTTTCCGCAACATGCTTTTGGACACATTTCAACACCTTCTTGAACAGACTCCATAGCATTACCTGCTTCTAGTTCTGCTCTCCAGTTTTCTTCAAACTCTTTAGCGGCGTCTTTGCGATCTTGTACGCTAAACGCATAACCAAATTCTTGTGCGTAGTTTTTAGCGGCGCGTGTTGCGTGGTACAACCATAACTTAGCGGCAAGTTCGGAATCATATACACCCTTTCTCCACTTGCGTGTTAGATTCTTCATGATTGGAACTGCGCTTTGCTGATATAGGTCACCGTCGTTGTCTGCGTAAAGGACTAGTTCGCGAACTGCGTCTGCATCTTCTTCTGCGATTTCAATAGGAACATCTAACGAAAAAGTTTCACCTTCTACAACAATACATTGGCCAATGTCGGACTCTAATAGTTCTTGGTCTTGCCAATCAAGTTCAATTTTGCCTTCATTATATAACTGTCTTACTTGGCTGTAAAACTCTGTAAATGCTTTTGACCCTGGACGAAACAGACATTCCGTAAATGGAATACCGCGTTCAATATGTTCTTGTATTGTTTTACTTACTGTGGAATGTAGTGAAAATTCTTTTATTCGCATGGCATAAATCCTTTTATGTATTTATGCTTCTATATAAATTTTAAAAGATAATATCACCACTGGTACATTTGATTCTGTTAACTGTTGTCTCTTTAGCACCGTTGAATTTCCCCACTCCGTGCGACTTAACGTATGCGGTAATAGTCATCTTATCGCCGACATCAGGTAATGTTAGGGTGTGATAACCTGCAAAGAACTTTACAATGTTTCCGTTCTCGTCCTTGGTTGTAATCATATATGAATCATGTTTGGATAGATATCGTTTAGAAATAACACTAAGATTAAACGAGCATCGTTTGCCTACAGTGCCAACATATTCACTAGTTTCAGACAACTTTCGTTCATATGCGGCTTGTTTATTCCATGTCACATTAGAGAAGTATGTTTTTGGTAGCGCGGCAACTAATCCCAACTCCGTGCTGTCCATTGTCTTAGTGCTAATTAGTTTATACACCTTTTCATCAAACTCACTGAGAGTTCCCGCTATATGTTTAAATAACAACCCTTGGAAATGATTGACCATTGCTTCTGCCAGCGCACTATCTTCTTCTTTGATATGTTTGCTTTTATCATCACCTTTAAGAATATCAAACAAAGAAAAAATTATATGATCTCTGTTTGCCAGTGTTAGTACAGCTTCGGTGACATGAACTGGTACGCCGTTGTCATCAGCCACTACTTGACTATGATCTAAATTTACGTATGACATATATGCGTCATTACTCTTAATATGGCTCATACCGTTTTTACGATATGCGGCACACGATAACTCAATACAAAGTCTGGTGTCTAAGAATCGCTTTTTACTTCGAAGATCCTTGTAAATTTTATAAGCCACTACTGGATTTTTAGTGCTTGATCCTTTAATTCTTTGGTTCATTTTAGTGACGTCCGCTCTTTGGTAAACACTATACTCTCCTCGGGACACCGTAACGGCCGTCTAATGTAAAAATGTATCTCTGCCCATTTACACCATAAGAGGCAGTCATACGAATTGGTGTATCGAATCCAGAGGTTTCTTTTTGGGTGTTAAAAATATGAAGGGCGTCCATTAAAGAATCCTCATATACTTTGGTCTCTCGAGGACTACCAGCGATGTTGCGATACTGTATTGTCCAATAATCTTTCTTATTCATTATTATGCTCCTTAAAGTGATTTGATAAGTTCATTAACTTCGTCTTGAATAAATGGTTCGGCTTCAACAGCCCACAAAACAAAGTTAATCTTGTCATGAGATACTTCTTCGTTACATGCCTCAATTAACTTCTTTGCTAATTCTTCTACCTTAACCATTTAAGTCATACTCCCAGTTCTTTTTAGTATACCATTTCTCTACTACAGGCAATCCGAATTCGTCTTCGTCTACGGAAATGTAAGCGACAGTCTTTTTGACATTGGCGTAGCGGTATCCATCGTCTACCCAAACCTTATGGGCAAACTCTTTACAAAAGTCAAAGTCGTCGTCGTTGACGGAGTATTCGAAATAGTTGCCTTCTTCCTTTTCAATGAAGCAACCAATTGGATCTTTGGTAAATTTGTAGTATGCCATTTATCTTTCCCTGTTTCTTTAGCGTATATATACATTATACAGTATCTGACTAAAAAGTCACGAAAAAAAGTAACGTAAGTGTTTGATTTTAAAGGAAAATAAAAAATTTAATAAATTTTAATGCTTATTTTTGTAAATATTGTAAATATTTGAATATATCTGTGCGATCTTTGTAGACCCTAGGTATAGAATTAATTATTTCAGTAAATTCTTGATAGCAGGGATGTAGTTTTGATAAAATATTTTTTTCTGTATATTCTGCATCGGACCAGTGAGAGGGTTTTCTTAAAGGTATAAAATATACATTATCTATACCAATATCGCCTAAAAATAACTTTAAAATTTTAGGTATTTCTCGAAAGTTGTCTTTTTGCAATACGAACGCGCCCATGACTGTGGGTCTATTAGGAAGTTGCATTAACCAATTTATATTGCTTAAAAGTTGATTCCAACTACTTCCAGTTCTTAATCGTTCATGTGTTTCCTTAGTTCCTGCATCAATGCTGATGTTAATATTGGCAATAGAATCTTTTATTTTTAATGTGGGAATAATCGACTTCATCATTAGTCCATTGGTTTTGAAACTATATCGATGCTCCGAGTTATATTCTAATTTGTCAATGCAATTTTTTACTGATTGACTGAAAAATGCATCACCACTTGCTCCAAATTCAATTTGTGCAGGCTTTTTATAATTGTTAATTAATTGTACTACTTTTTTATCAAGTTCTTTTATATCATTAAAATTTCTAGCAATAGTCTTGTATCTCTTTGCAACATTGTACACTGATTCTTTTCCGTGTTTCTGTATAGCTTTATATATAAGATCAGTATTGCTAAATTTGTCACTATTAAATAGTACGTTGCCTACAGTTTTTGTATAGTTTGATAATGGGTATAAACGGCAACTAGGGCATTCTAAATTACAACTATCATCATAACCGACCACTATTTTAATTTCTTCTGGTTTTGTACCATCTACACCTTTCATTAACGTTTTATCATGGGTTTTGTCAAACCCGCAAAGAAGGTTACCACTAAGTGGAATCTTAACACAATGCTCAAATGTTTTAGAAATAGTGGTTGAATGTATAACTTTTTTAGCCAATTCAAGTTGATGAACTTCTTCAAACGAATCTATATCTAAAATGTTGCCTACGACTTTAGGTAGATATTCGGAACAACCACAAAGATATATATCTCCGTTGGTTTCAATCTCGATAATTTGTTTTGGTATTAAGCAACATCCTGTCATAATTCGATTTTCTTATAAAAGAAGAGCCCCTATAGGGGCTCCCCATTATGAATTTTGTTAAATTCTGCTTATTTTTCTGAGCCTTCGCCTACGAAAGGAATGAGTTCCCACAAACCTTGTGATTCGCCCCATAATGCGATGGCAATGACAGCTACTACGCCAATTATAAAATATTTCTTATTCATTGTTATCTCCTAATTTATTTCTCATAATGTTTAAAACATTATCTGAGTAGTTACCGAACAAATCCGTAATAAATGCTTTTTGTTGATCGTTACTTAACATAGGAAATCGTTGACGAATTTCAGTGGCGCTTGTTGCTGGCTCACCTAATACATTAAATTTGGTTGTTGGTACAGTAGTCACATAACTATGGTGTTCTAGTGACCTTGCGTTATCCCACCCATTCCATTTTTGCATATGCGCTGGTTGACCATCTTTCTTAAGATTTGGACCTTTTGTGGGGAAATTGAATCTTGGATCTTCTGCCATGTCTTTTTCACTTACTACGTATAACACAACAGTATTGTTCATATTATATTTGTTTGTAATCTCTTCTGCAACATATGGTTGTCTTGTTTGAACTACAGCATTAGGATTAATGCCTGTTAGTTTCATCATCTCTAGTTTTTCGGCAAAAGAAAAAGGAGATTTGTTAGGTTCTGTTTTACCGCTAGTGGCAACGTAAACGTCAGCAATACCGCCGTATTGCTTTTTTAGGGTATTATAAACTCCAGCATGTCCTTTGTGGAAAGGATGGAATCTGCCTGGATAAACCACAACTAATTTTTCGTTTGTTGCTTCTGTTAAACTTGCTTGTATTTCAAAGTCTTGTATGTTAATTTGTTCTACTATGAGGTCAATTTGTTCGTCTGTGAGATCTTCTGATAACGCAATCTCTACAACACTACCCTCAGGTGTGTCATATTCAACCAAGTCAATATAATCATTTTCGTTGTCGGATTCGGTAATTACTGAATCAGTATGCGTTGCTACTACTGAGGCAAACTCAGCAATAGACTTATTGTTTAGATCGTTTGATATTAGACGAATAAAGTTACTCATTAGAAATTATATAATATTTTAGTAACAGAGCCTTCGGTCATACCAGTAACAACAGCTCTTACCCAGATAAAGTTTCCTGTAAAGTTATATCCTGTTGTGGATGTCTCAGCAGTGGCATACGTGGCAGTTGTGCCAGTAATATCAAACCAATCACTTACAGTAGGTTCTTTTACCAACGTTCCTTGTATTTTTACTGTTCCTACAAAGGCATTTAGTGTATATGCCGCTGTATGTAGGCCGTCAGTGTATCCATAGTATCCGTCTGCTTTTTGTTTTGTTCCAGTAGTTCCTTGGTAGTCTACCACAATAGTTGCGCCTTCTACTTCAGTTGTTACATCTTCTAGCACGGTCATTGTTGTTGCTGTAGATGTTCCACTTACAGTGTAAGTTCCATCATTACTTCCGCTACCTGTTATAACAACAATATCACCATCAGTGAAGTCACTGAAAGCAATAATGCCCGTATCGCTTGTTACCAGTGTTTTATTAACAGCGTTAAATGCAACCACTGCGCCTGTCTTATTAGCAACATGTGATGTATTAGGAAGAAGTGTTAAACTGTTTGACATATTATTCTCTTATTATTTCTATTAGTTTTCCGGCGCCAACTAGTTCTGCTACGATCGCTTCTAATCCACTTAAAACTTCATCGTTCATTATAGGATCAATTTGAGCATCATCTTTGAGCAATTCGCTAACTTTGATGACAACCATGTCTTCGTTGATTTTGGCCATTTTTGTTCTCCGACTTGTATATTATATTTATCGTTAATATACTATAAATCGGACTCGAGAACATACCTGACAACACGCTTTGGGCACTTGGTTAAAAACATATTGCACATTGTTAAGGTGGATTCGTCCTCAACATATAAAAAACCTTGATCTAAGTATAACCCTGGTGATTTAAAATACTTTTCAGTCTTTCTAGAGAACTTTACAGCATTGCCTTGTGCGTTACCCCATTCATACAATTGCTTTGGTATTGAATGTGATGTGGAATAGTTATTAATAATTACCTTGTATTTGTATCTGTTATGCGGCAAATTGCTAACAACCATTACATTTTTTCCTTCTAATAACGCAGGAATGCATTTTTCATTAGGACGAGATACACTAATCAATGCATTTGGAAATGCTTCTTCCATTCTAGTATGTGATTCTAAATCGTTTGAGAATATACTTACTCGAGGATCTTGTATACGAATAAAAAGGTCCTTTGACAATCTTGCATCTCCAGTTAAATTTGCAAACTTTAATATATCTTCTTTATTTTCATAGTATGATTCAACAAACCGGCTATATAAAGCACGTTTCCATCCTACTTCTTTAAGATCCTGTACGTTTGCCTCTATCTCTGATTCACTATAATAGTGGCGTAATACATGTATGCCTGGAATAATAAAGATAGACTTGTATAGGTATTTGTTATACCATAATTGGTAAGATTGTTCTATTTTTACAGAACCATTTATATTTTTATTGATGCTTCTCATTTTCTCAGTCAGTTGATTCAGGCTTAAATTGATCTAATACAATAACACCTTCATTATTTACAACTTCGTCTGGTAGCGTTTGTTGTTCTTTTTCACCGCTAATGTCAAATTTAACATTTTCTTCATCGTCTAAATCTACTTCTATAATAGCATTTCTTATGTTATCAAAAAGTATCTTTTGTGCCAACGGAGTTTTAATCTTGTCATTAATAACTCTACTCAGTGGCCTGGCACCCATCTTTGGATTCCAGCCTTTATCTAACAAATACTCTTTCATAGTTTGTGTTGGTTTAACTAAAATATTCTTTTCCAGCAGTAATGTATTTAACTCTCCTATGAACTTGTCGACAATTAATAGCATATCGTCTTTATCTAACTTATTAAATTTAACAATAGCATCGAGTCTGTTTCTAAATTCCGGAGGGAAGAATGTTTCGATTGCTTTGTCATCCTCGCCTTCTTTTTCTAAAGTGCCAAAACCAATACTATTACGTTCCATATCAGCCGCACCTAAGTTTGACGTCATAACAAGAATAATATTACGCATATCAACACGTTTGCCATTACTACCACTCAAGTAACCATTATCCATTATTTGTAGCATAACATTAGCAACATCTGGATGTGCTTTTTCAATTTCGTCTAGTAGCAATACTGCGTGTGGATCTTTCTCAATATCATTTAGCAGTTTACCACCAGCCATTTCGGAATCCTCGAAGCCAACATAGCCTGGAGGAGCACCAATAAGTTTAGCAACTGTATGCTTTTCTTGATACTCACTCATGTCATAACGCAATAGTTCTACGTTTAATAAATGTGACAATTGTTTACATAGTTCTGTTTTACCAACACCAGTTGGCCCAGTAAATAGAAACGAAGCAGTTGGTTTATTCAAATCTTTAAGTCCTGCTTTAGCGATGTAGACTTTCTCACATAACTTATCAACAGCATTGTCTTGTCCGAAAATAACGTCTTTAAGGTTGCCTTCAAGATTCACAACGTTCTCAGTTTTTTCAGAACGAAGTTGATCAATAGGCATACGAGCAATTTTACTTACTTGTTGTAGAATATCTTCTTTAGTAATAACAGTATCTTTACTACCACTCACTCTGCGTTTCGCGCAAGCGGTATCAATAAGATCAATAGCCTTGTCTGGTAGTTTTTTATCCGTGATAAACTTAATACTCTTATCAACTGCTGTCTCTATTGCCTCGTTGTGTATTTCAAGACTATGGAATTTTTCATAATACTTTTTAATACCTTGTAAAATATCCACAGCATCGTCGCGTGATGGTTCATCAATAACTAGTCTAAAGAATCTACGCATCAACGCTCTATCTTTCTCAAAACTTTTTCTAAAGTCTTCCCAAGTTGTGCTCGCAATAACTTTAATTGCTCCGCGTGATAACGCAGGTTTTATCATATTGCTAAAATCAACACCACCTTGGCTGCCGGTCTGACCAGCACCACTCATCATGTGTGCCTCATCAATAAACAATATTGCGTTATTTACTTTTTCCAGTGCGTGTAAAATATGTTTAATCTTTTCTTCAAAGTCACCTCTATACTTACTGCCAGCAAGTAATGAGCCAATCTCTAAACTAAAAATAGTATTGCCTAGTAGATTTTGCGGAACGTCTTCATGTTGTATACGATATGCTAGTCCTTCTACAACTGCTGTTTTACCAACACCTGCGTCGCCCACCATAATAACATTGTTCTTTGTTTTGCGAGCAAGTGTTTCAGCAATATCGTTAATCTCGCGTTGTCTTCCGATAACGGGATCAATCTTTTCTTCATTAACGAGGTTGTTTAAATTAGTGCAATACTCTTCAAGTATCTGTAACGCTCTGTCTTGTATACCTTGTTTATCATTTGGACCACAATAAGTTTTGTTATAAAATTCAATAAGGTCCTCGGGTAGAACTCCATATTTTCTCATAATCCATGAAGCATAAGAACTATGTTCGTTGGTAATACTAACGTATAGATCTATTGTTTGGAACTTTTGTCTACCACTAAACAATACTTGCGTAAATGCTCTGCTAAAAATTCTTTCTAGTGCATGTGTTTTCTTTGGACGCACTTCTGTTACATCTACAATATCTTCAAAACGAGATTCAAGTATGCCTTCAAGTTCGTTAACTAAATTATTGTAATCAACGCCAAACTCTTCTAGCATTGTTTTAAAGTTCTTTGTTCTCAATAATGATAACAATAGATGCTCAGTTGCAACAAATTTGTGATTATAGTCTAAAGCAATTTCCATTGCTTCTTCTACTATTGCTTCTATCTCGGGGTTTTGATCAAACATTGTTTTCTCTCTCGTGAAAAGTTATACCATCTAGATGGTCTAGTTCATGCATAAAGCATCTTGCAGACAATCCTTTTAAATCCATTCTTTTTTCGTTGCCTAAATAATCACAAAATTTTACTTTAATGGAATTGGGTCGGCTTACTTCTATTATTTCTCCTGGAAAACTTAAACATCCTTCTTGTCCTAGTTCGCACTGATCGCTCTCTTCTTCTATAGATGGATTAAAACAATACATAAATCCATCCTTTAAATCTTCGCCATACATAACAAACAACCGCTTGCTTATACCTACTTGAGGTGCGGCTAGACCAATGCCTTTGTTTTCAACCATAAAAGAAATCATATCTACTGCTAACTTTTGTAGTTGGAATGGCTTATCAAATTTTACTTCTTTAGCTTTATTCCGTAGAACTCTTTTAGTAAGTTTAAGTTTTCGCTCCATAATAATATTTAGTTTATATTTTTTAGTATGTCTTGTATTAGATTCTGTTGTTCTGTTGTCAAGTTTGTTGGTATGCTTATTTTTAATTCTACTAATAAATCTCCGTAGACGTTACTGTCCATAATGGGCATACCTTGTCCTCGTAAAACCATTTTTTGCCCGGGTTGAGCGCCATTAGGTATTTTAACTTTTAGTTCTTTTTCTGTTAATGTTTTAATAATTTTCTCTGTGCCAAGCATTGCTTCAAAGCAGGTTAGGTTTATAACTGTAAATAAATTTTGTCCGCTTCTTTCATAGTGCGGATCGTTTATTACATCAATCGCTATTAGCAAATCACCAGCAGGTGCTCCATTTGCCGCGTTATCTCCTAACCCGCGCATACGCATCGTTTGCCCTGCTATAACACCTTTTGGTATTTGAACGTCTAGCGTTTTTGTTTCACTGCCAGCGTTATACTTTACTCTCTTAGTGCAACCTTCATATGCTTCTCGCAATGATACGTTTATTTTTATGTGAATATTTCTATTACGGGTTTGCTGGTGGCGTTGTCTAAAAGGACTCCTTCCGTTTCCAAACATTTCACCAAATATATCTTCTACATTAAACGGGTATTCAGCATCACCTGTAGACCATACGTGTGGGCCATGGCCAAAGTTATGAGCGTGTGGTGCTCCATACTTTCGTAAGTGGTCGTACTCTTGTCGTTTGTCGCTTGATAGCACATCGTTTGCTTCGTTTATTTCTTTAAACCTGTCAGCATTACCCCCTTTATCTGGGTGGTTTTGTTGTGCTAACTTACGATATGCTTTCTTAATCGTGGAGGCATCTGCATCTGCGCTTACGCCAAGTATGTTATAGTAGTCTTTATTTGGATCCATATACTACGTAATTATAGCATAAAATAACAGGAAAGTCTATTTTTTTAACTGTACAATGTATCAATTGGAACCCAGGCAGTTCCGTTGTATCCTTCGAATCTACTGTCGGTTGTATTGAATCTGATTGTTCCGGTAGCGGGAGAGACTGGTCGCTGTGCTGTAGTTCCTGAAGGAATAACAATGCCGTCTGTGCCTGTAAATGTGGGGCCTTCCGCAGGTGCTTTAGTATCAAGTTGTGTTTGAATAGCACTTGTGACACCACTGACATAATTAAGTTCTGTTGCTGTTGCTGTAACCAATGTGCCTGCTAATTCAAGTCCGTCTGCACTGCCATCATGTGCCGCAATATTAATATTATCACCGTCAATCTCCATGACTTTCGTCATGTCAACCGCAGTAAATCCTGTGTCTACAGTAGTAGTTTCACTGTCTTGTGTAGAGTTTATAACCACATTAGACTTTTGGTCACTTGCTCTAGGTATTACATCAATGTCTACAGTAACAGTACCGTATAAATTAGCGTTATGAATATACTGAAATGCAATTACAAATCCTGCAGTGGTTGTTTGTTTGTGCCATAGTTGTGGTTTTACAAATGCTGTGCCATTGTGTTGATCTGTGTAAGTCACACTATAATATAGTGCAGGAAGTGTCTCAGATCTAAGTGCGGCATTAAAATGCACTATCTGTATACTACCAGCACTCTGTGCCATGATGCGACCACTGACTTGATAGTTTTGGCTATTAGCACTAGGTGTAATAGTTATAATCTTTTGATATTCGTTTTGTGTAAAATAACTGCCAGCACTGGCACCAGTGTATATCTGGTTAAACTTCATCATGTTTGAAGTTGTATACTGTTGCTCAGACTGTGTTATCTTTTTAAGTGTAAGGTCAGCATAACTGCTGATAGTAACATTGCCACTGGTTGATCCATCTTCACTAGTGTTTATTACTGCAAAACTATCAGTGCTTTCATCCCAGATAAGAGCAACATTTGTATCACTACCGCGCTCTACAACCCAACCTGCGTCTTTATCGTTTGCTCCAGATTGACCACTATTAATTCTAATAAGTGGATCTGTTATGTTGGTTGCGTCAAAGTTAATTTGCCCTGCTCTTGGTTTAGTTAATCCCATCGTTTAATCCTTTTTATAATTTTCTTTTAACTGTACAGTGTATCAATTGGTACCCATGTAGTACCATTATATCCTTCAAATCTACTATCGTCTGAATTAAATCTCATCATACCTGCTGATGGTGATCCTGGGCGTTGAACTGTTGTACCGATAGGAATAATTATTGCACCTGTTCCTGGCAATGTTACATCATCTTCAATACTAATAGTCACAGTCTGTGCAGATCCAACTGTATCAATACCTGTGCCACCTGTTACTGTAAGAGACTGGCTGTCTAAATCTACACTTTGGGCACCACCAGTATCGCCCGTAAAATCTAAATCAGATGCTGTTACTTGTGCATCAACATACGCTTTAATAGACTCTGCTGTTGCTATTGTCGTATCGGTAGCCGTAGCAAAAGTATCATCATCTAAAACTGCTGTACCAGAAACTCCTGTATTAATTGCAGGACTTGTTAGTGTTTTGTTTGTTAGTGTTGCAACTTTACTTGCTAAGTATGTGTTCAAGTCATCAGCAGTAACTTGCACCATTGTGCCGTCATCGTTTAATACTAATCTATCTGCATCAACTACTGTTGTTGCTGTAGCGGCGGTATCACCATCGACAATATTAAGTTCAGTTGTTGTTGAAGTGATACCATTTAGTGTGTTTAATTCGCTTGTATTGGCGGTTAATCCTGTTAATGTGTTAAGTTCTGCTGTCGAAATAGTAGCACCATCTAGTATATTTAACTGTGTTGCTGTTGCTGTAACTGCTGTGCTACTTAGTTCTAAACTAGAGGTATTTAATGTAGCGACTTGCAAGTCGCTATATCCAGCAATAGTTACGTTACCGCTTGTGGTTCCATCTTCTGTAGTGCTAATAAGAACAAACTCATCTGCACTTTCGTCCCATATAAGTGCAACATTTGTTAATGCGCCTCTTTCAAATACGGTTCCAATGTCGTTAGTATTTGTACCAGACTGGTCACTGTTTATTCTGACAAGTGGATCTGACACATTATGTACGTCGTAGTTAATTTGTGCTGATAAAGGACTCGTTAATGACATATTATATTCCTGATGCGCGGTCTATTACTACCGCCTCTCGTTTTTCCATGCCGCGTGTCCAAGCCGCCGCTCCTAGTATAGCACCAAATGCGATGTGGAATAATCCACCACCTTGTAGTGTTAGTGAACTCCACTGTCCTTTAGCATACATAATTGCTAGTGCTTCGGACTGTTGCTCGATAGGCATTTGTAATACATAGCGGAAAATTTCAGCCAAGTCGTTTGGCTGTGCTTGTATTAAGTAGGGTGCTACAATGAAGTCAAAGATACATATTGACAAATATGTAACTGCGGATAATGGTCTCCACATACTGCGAAGCCATTTAGAAATAGGACCGTTTGAATCGCCTGGGTTTGGAGCAATAGGTGTTACTGTTATGTTATCAATTTGCTCATGTTCAATAGCCGTCGTTCTTGATCTTGCCATAATCTACCTTAAATGTCATATTAAATGTAGTGTATTTCTCCTGTACATCTACATCGGTAATCGTAATATTAGAGTCTTTACGTGTTATTACTTTATTGACACTCTTGGAGTGATTGACTAGACCTTTATATATAAAAGTACGATCTATTTTTTCTTCGTTTATTACGCCAACAAATAATGTGTTAGCACTACATGTATTTAGTATTTCCTGCGTATATTTCTTTTCTATATCATTGTTATTAGAAAAAGGATAGCAATTTGTAATACAAATTTCACCTATATGATATGACTGCATATGTCTGCCAGTCAAACTGTCACTTTCCTCATAATTTTTAAACTCGGTAACTGCACATCTACAACCAGAACCAATTGTGGGGTATTGGCTAGTAGTAAAACATAGACCTATAGTCTCCCAATCGCTACTATCAGTAGGTTTATAGTTTGTAACATACTGCATTGGCACATCAAATGTTTTAAATGCTACTGGATAGGGAAGTTTTTGGAAGAAACACAAATCGTAGTCTTTTATATCGATTGTGTATATAAAGTCGTCTAGATCTTGCCACAGATGACTAGACGTCAGTACTTTTAGGGTTTTGTTCATCGGTTGCATCCTTTAATGAGTCGACATCAGATTTATTAGCGATGTGAGTCAAAAGGTTGTCAACTTTTCGTTGAAACCATACGCCCATTTTGGTGTCTTTAAACCACATCCAAAATGCTGATGCTATTATGTTAAGGAGTATTACTCTGATTAATATCCACATATAGTATTTATGCGAATATTAACCAGTGTAACAGTTAGATGAACTACTTTTCGTTATTTTGTTTATAGTATTTTTCGTAAGCAACAATAATCGCATTTTGTTGTTGAATTAACTTACGAAGTGCGGCTATATTCATGCTTAGGTTCTCATAACCCTTATCTGTTAGACCGAATATAGCACCATCGATGTTGTTCTTTTCAAGTTTGTAAAAAACTTCTTCGTAGTTGTCAACAGTGATAATAGTCCATTCGACGTCTTTTGCCTCAAATGGTTTAATTGATGGTAGTTCTATATCAATTCTTTCAACAGGTTGCACGACTACAGGTTTGTTACCTTTTTTGGGAGTTAATGAGCATCCTTGCAATGCAAATGTAGATATGATCAAAGCAATTGTAAATAATTTTATTCCTTTCATCTTTTATTCCTCTTCTGGCTTGTAGTTAGGATTGGCTAGTGAAGGGCATTCAGAGTTGATTTGACTTGGTTTTACTGCCGCTATTTCTGCTTCACTAAGCGGACTTCCGCTTAATATTTCAAAACACCTCAGTGCATTTTTGGATGCATTAGTAATGACCTTACCAATTGGCCCTGGTTTATTTTCAGCAAGTTTGCCGATATCGCGTGTGCCAAAATACTTAGACACTTTGTTAAATTTCTTTTCAAGTCTGTCATAACTATCTTGGGCGTTATCAAACTTTGTTTCAAGATCGTTTAAAACTTGTGTCATAAGCATACGGTCTTCTTCTGCACGAAGTCTTGCTTCTTCTGCTAAGGCTAATTGCGTTTCTTTAATAGCCATTTCCGCAATCATACGTGCTTTTTCTTCCTCGTTATTTTGATACCATACGTAACCACCGCCAGCACCTGCAAGAACGATTAAGAGTAGTATTGAGTTAAATCCAAACATAAATAGAGTCCTCTTGTTAGTATACTAAGTATACTATAAATTTATTGATGTGTCAAGTATTTACTACTTAAAGGGGATTCGGGCGTTGATCTTGAGTTGTTCTAACTCTTTTAGCATAGATTGCTGTCTTGCCATAAACAAGTCATAATCTTCAGCATTTAGAGGAATTCTAGAGATAAGTTCTTGATAGTTAAGAGTTTTTTCGCTTTTATAATGCTTAAATGAAAATTTTTCAACACTAGTAAGTCTCTCTAAACCATCTAAAACTTCCTGAAACATTGTAGGGAAATTTTCGCTTCTTTCAGATTCTACAAACACAACAAAGTCGCCGTCAATATTTTCACTTGATACATTATCAGCGTCGATTATTTCCGTATAACCTCTTTCTAAAAATGAAACCATATCTTCACTTGCATTTTTAGTTTTAACGTAAAATGCTATAACAATAATATCTCTATCGTCACCTACTTTACTTTTGTGTTTGTCAACACGAACAATGGAGTTTACTAATCCGCCCAAATCGCCTTCGGTAAGATCTTCGTTTAACTGATTCATTATATTAGTTCTTCTTCCATTTCAGGAGCGGCCGCCGCTTGATCTAAGTTTTGCTGTTCTGCTTCTTCAACGTCTTGTAGATCAATAGTTTCTCCAGCATATTCAATAGAACCACGCTCAATACTAGTCATTAAGTCTCTAGGTATTTTAATAGTAACAGTCCAAATTGGTGATTCAATTGTTTTAATATCTTCATAATTCGTATTGTCACCCACAGGGCGTCTTGGGTATGATTCTAAATCTTTAACTGGCCTTGTTAAATTTGTTTTCTCATAGGTAACAGTAATACCATAATCTAACAATCGTTTTGCTCCTAACGGATTAGGCATTAGTTTATATGGCCACATAAATGCACACTCTACAAAATGTCTGCCATGCGCCGGCCCACTAATTAATTCGCCCTTTTTCCAGTTATCAAAAACGTATAGATCAAGATTGTCTAATACACGCTCAAAATCTAATAGATTCTGTAATGCGTTGTCGCTCATATAAACATTTTTGGTATTATCTAGAACATCATACAGTTTAATTCTGTTATCTTGCTTCATATACTTATTTATACTAATTAAAGTATCTACGGTAGTCTCTAGGACCACCGTACCAATGTACTTCTGTATGTAAGTTTTTAGTATTAGCCTTTAGTATATGCTCTTCCCACCAGTCTGGATGCTCTACTGTACAATGTGCGTTTTCACCGTTAGGCAATATTTGTATAGCGAGTCTTGTACATATAGCAAGATATACAAATTTCTCTGCTCTTTCAAACATTTGCGTTAGTGTTTTTGGTATTGCTACCGCAGGAATATGCTCTAATACGTCAGTTGAAATAACACCGCAGAATGTACCATCTGGTAACGTGCTATGCTCTGGAAATCCTGGATCATACAAGAATATATTTTCATCATCAATATTAAAACGTCTATTAGCATGGTTATCAGTGTATTGCCTACCCTTACCACATCCATAGTCTAATACAGTTTTAGCATTGTGCTTGTTTACTAGTATCTCAATTTGAGGTATTTCTTTACCTAAACTTACTCCAGGAAACTTATCACTGTCAGTGTGTGCTTGTTTGTATTGTTCTATATATTTTTGTTCTAAATCCATTTTATTACACCATAAAAATATTATTAGCGTTTCCTGATTCTATAATTTCCCTGGTGCGATCTGTTTTTAAACCTGTCAATAATAGTGTAGTTCTAAGCGTATTAGAAGCATTTGCTGTTGCGTGAGGAACATTAGCCCAATCAAATGTATGACAATCACCTGCTTTCCAGTTTGTATACGTATATGTTCCGTACTGATAAAACTGACCAGGTTCCCAGTCAGTAAGAAATATTGATATTCTGCAGATTTGTTCTGGATTCGATGGCTTCCAATCCCATAGTTTATCAATATGTCTGTTAAACATTTGTCCAGTGTGTTGGACATGACTGCGATATTTTTTCTTTAATCCTTCTGATAAGTCTGTGGATTCAGTTAGTGCAAAGTAATCACACATAGATTTAAGCACTGGTAAGTTTGAAAAGTCGTCAAGCATATTAGATAGTTCTAATTTAGGATCGCCGTGGCCTTGAAGAATATCATATTCTTCTTGCTCAAGCATCGGAGACACATCATCATAATCGCCAAAATACTTTCTAGTTTCCCAACTAATTGCTTTGCTCTCATCGATAATTGTTTGCATTTCTTGTTGCCAAGATTCTGGATTTGGAAATCTTCCTAAGATCTTAAACCACTCACCTTCTTTATCTTGTCTTTCATTATCGAAATGATATTCGCTGTTTGAAACTGTCCAATCCCAACTGCTTTTATATGTAGCAGGATCTGTTAGTTTTTTATTCCAATCTGTAGTGTGCATTATGTATAATCAAGTCCTTTGTCTTTTCTTACTATACTATTTACTAAAATACCAATGCTAATTACAATGCAAATAAGAAAAATAGGATGATTGTATATATTAAACAGTTCAAGCCATCTAAAATCTGCCATTGAACTGAGACCAGGCTTCCATTGCTTATATCCATATAGTTGCAATGTTCCCCAAAAATACTCATCAATCTTAAATGCTACAACATATGCGACAAGAATAGCCGGCCTACTTATGTTAAACATTTTACATACAACACCAATCGCGCTTAGAATGGCTAATAGTGCCAAATCTTCCCAACCACCTGTATATTGCATATTAGCGTAGACAATTACTCCTAGAATAAATGTTGCGTAAATCCAAAAAGGAACTTCTAAGATTTTTAGAATATACTTGTATAAGAATATACTTAATAATGCTACACCCACTGTTCCAAATATATAACCAAATGCTAAACTGTTTGTAAACTGTAGATCGTCTAGTAGACTAGGCGTGCCAATTTCCATACCAAAATACATACAAATTGCCATAACCATAGCCGCAAATGGTGCGGCTGGTATTCCAAATAAACACGCAGGTATCATACTAGATACTTTTTGTGCGTTATTTGCTCCTTCACAGCCTAGCAATCCAACAGGGTTGCCTTCACCAAACGGAACTTCTTGATCATCTTCTTTGTGTGCCGCTTTTGTGGCGCCGTATGCTAGAAAGTCGCCTACTGCTCCTCCTACACCTGGTAATAATCCAGTAACAAACCCGATTAAGCCACCGCGTATCATATCTTTCCAATTTTTTCTAACGTCACCAAAGCCTTGCTTTAAGCCTTTCCAGTAATTACCTTCAAGTGGTGGCGCCGCTGATTTTAATTGCCTTCTAAATCCGTCTAATAATTCTGGAACTCCAAACAATCCTGAAAGCAACACAACCATTCCAATTCCATTTTGTAAGTATTCCCAACCGAAAGTTAATCTTGGATTACTTACGACATCTTCTCCTACCATACCCACTGCTAGTCCAAATATAATAGCACAAGTGCTTAGGAAGATACTCTTGCTGGCTACAAAGCCTACGCAGGCTAATGCCATTGTCATAAATCCTAAAAACTCCGGACGTCCAAATAATACTATAATTTTTCCATAGTATGGAAGTAAAAAGAAAGTTAATGCCGCAAATACGACACCATTAAATGTTGAATCAGCAATAGCAATTCCCATTGCTCTCGCCGCCTGGCCCTTCTTTGCCATTGGATAGCCGTCAATAACACAGGCCGCTGTTGTACTTGCGCCAGGTATACCAGTAAGAATACTAGTATAACTATCAGCACTGGCGCAACTTGCTACAATAGCAGTTAAAAAGACCAATCCTAGATAAGGATCAGCCATAAAGTATGCGCCCATACTAAAGACAGTTATCAAGGCGGTAGTAACACCTGCTATAGGAATAATTCCTACTAACATTCCATAAGCGGTGCCAACTAACGCCCAGATAACATAATCCATAATTTTAGTCTAAAAGTTCAGGCTTATAAACTGATGGGAAACCATACGCTTCTTGGTTCCATCTAACTGCGTCCCTAAGGGCTTTCTCTGTAATTAAAGATTTTAGTGCCGCCAATAATGATGGACCATCTTGAATCCACGGATATACTCCCGTCTTTGCGTAAATTTCTGCTGATGCAACCGGATCATTAATCATTGCAGTTACAGCCGCTTTAACTTTTGCCGCATTTGGATTACCTTTGTTCATCCAAAGTGATTTTTGTATTGCATCACGCCAGTTACGAGTAAGTTTATATGCGTTATATAAATCGCCTGAAGGTCTTTCGCCCCATAGTGACTCATAAACATCTTCAAACTGTGTGTTAGGAAAGTTTGGATCTGCAATTTGTACATTGTTTTCTAGATCTAGAATACCGTGTGTAAACCAAAGTTCGTTGCCAGCGATGCCTTCGTAAAAGCGTTTCCAAGCCGCTGGTGATTCACGGGCAACATCAAATTCTCCGTTTTTAAATCCTAGGCGCTTTTCACCGCCTGATACACCGTTAACCCAAATAACACGCTCTCTCCAACATGCCAAGTATTCATCGACAGTGTTGTCGCCTTGTGGTCCACATAGTAACATTGCAACTGCCGCCGCATCTGGTTCAAAACCTGAGCCGCCCGCAATTGTCCAAGTTCCTTCTTTTTCTTGGGCACCTGCGTGTTTACCTAATACGATGTCGTTGTTCATTGAACCAATTAGTTCATAGTCAAAGTAGTTGTAATCAACCTTGTCTAGCAAGTATGATACACCATTACCACCGTGAGCAACCATAATT